CGCAGCAGGATGCGAGCGAGCACCTCTGTACTGGCAAGCGCATTTGCCCGGACGTTCAACGCAGTGACGGCGTTCTCTGCATCAGCAACGTCTGCTGCGGTCTCGCCCGTCAGCAGGTAGTTGCGTCCCAAGAGGCGGTCGGGCAGATAGGTGTAGTACTCGCAGGGGCGACGATCCCGGCGGGTCAGTCCATCGGGGCTGGGCTCCCAAACATGTCGCTCGAACTCCGCCACTTCGCCCTCCTCGCTCGCCAGACTGCAATACACGGCTGCCCTGTTATAGCTTGCGTCGTCTCCTATAACAAAGAACACCCATGTTATAGCTTATTCGACAAACTATAACAACCTCCACTCATATGATAGGGAAGGAGCGTGCAGCGGCTCATCGCAGGAATGAGACACCGCTCGACACGATGACCGTGTTCACGAAGTACCGGGTAGCGTCCATCGCGTGGTCGTTCTGCTTGAGCGGAACATCCTCTCCCCGCTCCACCGCACGCTCGTCCCACACGTAGCTGTGGAACTCCTTGACGGTCTCCACGCACGAATCGCTGAAGACCAGCTTGCCACCGTTCAGCACAGTCGCGACATTGCGAATGCCCGAGAGCACAGCATTCTTACCCTTGCGTACATGGAACCGACCCTTCGACCGGATCGTCGTGATGAATGACGCCGCCGAGGGGTCCACGATGATCGTCTGCACTGGCAGGTCACCGATGAACTCAACCAGGTCAGCGTAGTACTCCTCGTCAGTCTTCTGGGCGCCACTTGCCCGCCCGTCGTAGTAGAGCTCTCCGAGGCAGACCCACGAACCTTTGTGGGGGCCATTCTTCGCCAGCCCGAACAGCAGCGCCACGAACGGGTTCTGTGTTCCGTAGTCACAGGCCACGTGGTACGCGCTGTAGGCCACGTCCGCGCCCACTGGGACCACATGTACCTCCTCATTGAACATGTCATATATGACGCCCTCTGCGCGAACCCAGCGGCCCAGCACGTAACGCTGAAAGAACACGCCCGTGAACATGCGCTGGTAGCGCTTTCGGATCTGCGGACTCAACGTCAGGTTGTCGGCCATCGTGAACTTGAGGTAGTAGATGCGCTTCTCTTCGGCCTTGTCGATGAACTCCAACTTGAAGAAGTGAAGCGGTCCTCGCGGGTTGCAGTTCAGCCATATGCGGGCGCCGTCAACCGAGCAACGCCCAATCATCTGATCCAGAAACGAGCGCGGAAACAGCGCACAGTCATCACCGAGCGCACCGGCTGCTGTCATGCCCTGAAGCACGTCCTGCGCAGCCTCTGAACTCGCCCCAAACATGTGATAGCGGTTGGTCCCAATCGTGATGACGTGCTCGGAGCGGTTGTACTGATAGGGCAGCCCCCACGTTTCCAGGATTGAGATCATCGGCGAGACGAGGTTCCGCTTGAGAGCGCCGACCGTCTTACCGGCCAAGATGAAGTCCTGGTCCTGAAACTCGGAAAGCGACCATGTCAGAAAGCCGCACAGCATTGCGATGGTCTTGCCCGAACGGATCGCTCCGTCAGCGATCACAACGTCCTTGTCGATGTGGGGAGATCCCGGCCTCCACCAGTGCAGCAGCTTCAGCTGCTTGCGAGAGAAGGGTTTGAATGCAAACACCTAGTCCTCCTCTGGGTCTTCATCATCAGAGCCGAACATCTCGTTGAGTTCAGCATCCGAGAGCTTCACGGAATGGAGCCAGGCTGCAAGTGCCTCCTCCTTGACCCCTGGCGCCAGGTCATGTCTGTCGCGCCACTGACCCGGCTTGCGGTTCTTCAACCAGTAGATGCACGCGGTCACATCAGGTGGCAGCTGCCTAGTTGTCTTGATGACCCTGCCGCCCTTCTGGGGTTTGCCATACTCGTCCGCCTTGGCTTCAAGCCGCGTGTCCGTACACGTGTAGCCCACGGCACGCTGCAGAAGACTGTCCTCAACACGGGCGTCCACGATCGCTTTGCCGTCGTTTAGGGCCTCTCGAAACTCCAGGTGCTCGTTCTTCCACCGGCTCAGTGTCGCCACGCTCACCGGCGGATCAAGTCGTGCGGCAATCTCCTCGTCGGTGTAGCCCTCCCTCGCAAGTGCGCGTGCAAGCACGGGTGTAATGAGCGGATCGTACTTACTCGGCCGGGCCATCAGGCTCCACCCTCCCAGTCGAATCGAGAACTGCCGTCTGACCGGTCAGGTGCTCCCACCGTTCTACGATCACGTCGCAGTAGCCCGGGTCGAGCTCGAGCCCATAGCAGATGCGCCCGAGCTGTTCGGCCGCGATGAGCGTGGTCCCTGACCCCAGGAACGGATCGAGCACAATGCTCTTGCGTGTCGAGGAATTCGTGAGGGCACGACCAACGAGCGCGACAGGCTTCATGGTCGGGTGCTCTTCACTTCTCTTGGGCCGGGGGACTTCCCACACGTCGTCGAGATCCCGCCGTGCGCAGAACGAGGACTTCGAGCCCTCAGCCCAGCCGTACCAGATGGGCTCGTATCTCCGGTGGTACTTGGAGCGCCCCATCACGAACGTGTCTTTCACCCAGATGACCGTGGCCGACCAATGAAAGCCATGTGCCCGCAGCGTGGCGTCCAAGCGAGGCCACTCAGAGGCACCGAGCACGCAGTACACGTCGCCGTTCACGTGCGGGGATACTGCCAGAACGAAGCCATCCAGGAATCGCTGGAACTCCTCGGCGGGCAGACTGTCATTGGCAAGGCCCTTGCGCTGACGATGCTTCGGATTGCTGTCCTGCCCGATTCCCACGTTCCAGGGCGGGTCAGTGAACATCATGGATGCCGACTGACCGGCCATGAGCCGGTCCACGACCTCGGCATTCGTCGCATCCCCACACAGCAGTCTGTGCTCGCCGAGCAGCCACAGGTCCCCGGTCTGCGTGACCGGGTCCACCGGCACCTCGGGTACGTCATCCTCTTCAAGCTCCGCCCCAGCATCAGCGAAGGTGGTCATCAAGCGCTCGAGGTTCTCGAAATCGAAACCGGTCAACTCCATGTCGAAGTCTCCGGTGTCGAGTTCCTGCAAGAGATCCAGGAGCATCGGCATGTCGGGCTCGGCCAACTCTGCAATTCGGTTGTCGGCTATCAGATCTGCCCACTCTGCCGCTTCGGACTCGTAGTCTTGGAAGTCCACCGGCACGGTGTCCAGCCCGAGCAGCTGAGCCGCCGCGAGTCTTCCGTGGCCTCTGACCACAAAGCCGCTGCGCTTGCTGACCGTTATGGGGGCTCTCCAGCCCTGCGAGCCGATGATCTTCGCAAGCAACACGATCTGCTCAGGGGGATGCGTGTTGGGATTGCGGGGATTGCCGATGACGCCCTCGATGGAGACGAGCTCGTCGTGTGCGCAAAAGACCTCTGCACTGCCTTTGTAGATGTCCTGCATGTTCACTCCTTGGGTCGACCCCGGCTTGCCAGGCGTGCGTCGTTTGGTCATGGCAGTCTCGATTCCATGGGCGATTCGAGCTCGGACCGGACAGGTGTCAGAAGCGTCAGTCCCGTCAGAGAGATACCTTGAGCTGCGCTTTCGTGGGGACGGGTTGCGTCGCACTGACGGGTTGAACCGTCAGAGAAATCAGATGTGTCGACAAGTCTCCCCTGCTCAGGGTGCACACCTGACGCTTCTGACGGTTCTGTCGGCAGATAGCGTGAGAACGGGTCGCTCAGGTCGCTCGCGTAGTAGCCTCGCTCGGTGCCGGACGAGTTGCGGCGCGGTTTGACGCCGAACTTGCCCAGCCCGATCGCCAAACGCCGAGGACTCAGATCCTGTTCAGCCCAGGGGGCATCCTCGATGGAACTGAGGCGCGCAAGCAGGCTTGCTGTCGAGAGGAAGGTCCGGTCTCCAAGAACTGACCTGACGTCGGACAGGAGACGCACGTCCATCGACTGCTCTGCTGCGTCGTCTGCCATCTCGCTGCTCAGGCGCAACGCCGCACTCCGGGCCCGCTCCGGCCAGTCGCCGCCTGCCGCATCCGCAATCGCCAAGAGCGGCTCCCATGCATCTGCTGCCCTATCCTCAAGCGCATGGGGAACAGGAGGCTCCACGGCAAGCTGGGTGCCCGAAACCCACGACGACAGGGCCTCACCGAGCTCTTCCACGAGCGGAAGGTCGGTTCTCAAACGGAACTTGGCGACCTCCTCGCCAGGAAGGCGACGACGCATCGTGATGTTGATTGCCCTGTCCTCGATTGTCC